ACCACCGCAGTAGTCGGTTGTCAACAATCAGATCTTGCTGGTTCAGGTGGTCTTTACGATCTTTCAGTTGACGCTGACGGTCGTTGGAGTGCAGAACGTTTCCGAGGTCTCATGTTCCAAATCGAACGAGAAGCAAACGAAATTGCCAAGAAGACTCGTAGAGGTAAGGGTAACTTCGTAATCTGCTCGGCAGACGTTGCCTCGGCACTTGCAATGGGTGGTTTCTTGACCATCTCTCCGGCACTCAATGTTAATCTTAACGTTGACGATACCGGTAACATCTTTGCAGGTATTCTTAACAACAAGATGAGAGTCTTTATCGATCCGTTCGTGGCATCTGGTGTAGACTTTGCCGTAGTAGGATATAAGGGTGCAAATCCTTACGACGCTGGTATCTTCTATTGTCCATACGTTCCACTCCAGATGGTACGTGCAGTAGATCAAGGATCCTTCCAGCCCAAGATTGGATTCAAGACTCGATACGGAATGGCACAAAACCCATTCGCTCGCGGCCGCGGTCCAGTAAGTACAGGATTAGAGGCAAACACTAATCAATATTATCGTATCTTCCGTGTTCGTAACGTCCACGGTAACGGCGTTCAGTGAAATTGATTGAAACTTGATTCTCAAAGGGGGGATTTCGATCCCCCCTTTTTTGTTTTGCTAGCATTCTGATCATTTGGCTGATATAAATACTATAACACTATGAGTACTCCATTATTTGGTTCAACTTACGGTTCTAGACTGAACACAGACGCTGTGATTGGTTTTTCGGGAGGACAAAAAACTTATAGTTCATTCATATACACAGGATTTATCGGTGGCGGATCTTTACAATCACAAGAATTAAATGAATTACAAGAACAAAATCAATTTCAAACAACCAAAACCAATGAATTTATTGGAAATTGGTTAAAAATAGAACAAGACCCAATAGACTCGCCGATCTTTACAAAACAAATAGATAACAAAATATCTTACATAAATCCGGACGTACAATTAGACATAGAACCAAGTGTTCCAGAAGGATATTATTTACATAATTTAACTTATTTTTTAAAACTTCCAAACTTAGAATTACCTGTTTCATATGATGTATCTGAATTTTTAAATGAAAATATTCTAACAGAAATGATAAATCCGTTTCAGGATAACGAGTGGAAGAGCGTATTACAAGACACATTTAATCCAGATAATTTGTCTCCATTTGGATCTCATAGAAAAAGATACTATTCCAACAGTTCTTCTTCTATTGTTTGTTCTGCCCGATTTCATCCAAATATATCCGAAATTACCGTTCCGCCAACAGGAAGCCAGATACTTAAGAGTATAATACGCAAGAACACTAATGAGGAATGTGATGGCAACTTTACAGTAAAGATTCTAGGAACTCCTACTCCTACCTGGATTAGATTATTTAAACTCCCAAGTGGTGCGGAACAATCTTCTTTAAATTTTGACTCTAGTGATTTTAATGATGGACTTACAGCTAATTTTATTATACGTTGGGATGCAAACGAAGGAATCGAAGGAATAACAAGATCAGCGGATATTAAACTAGAATCTGATACTTCTAACGGATGGCCTTCTACTAACTTGACTCAAATTAAAATCAAACAAGTAATTTTCGATGCTCCTATTTTTAATATAACTTCTTTGGTTTCACTCTCCAATGAAGACACCGGGTTTTCTGTAGACATCAGTAGGACTACTGAGTTTCCAGGTGCATTTACTGTGGGTATAACCACAGACGCGGATTGGATTACTGTTCCCACCAGTGAAAATAATTTTCAATTTAATAGTACCCAAACAATTAGTTTTAATTGTCAATCACAAGATGAAAACGATGAACAAAGAACAGCAACAATAAATTTCTCTTTTTCCCAAAATGGAATTCTGATAGCAGGAGCCGGAAGAACTACAACAGTAACTCAATCTTTCTTGACCGCCAAATCTTTGTTGTTTACAATGCCTCGTCTTGCAGATTTAGACATATACGGTTATTCTGCTGTAAAATCTGTTTATGAAGATTCTATAGATACTTCTCCTAATTTAAATTTGCCTTATGTATTTTATAATGCTGCAAATCAATGGAAGTATAGTAATGCGAATTCTTTAGATAATTATCGATACGGTACAGCGTTTCACCGAGTAAATTCGATACCACAACAAAGCAGTTTAATGTTTCAGGCCGGTTCTTTAGGTCGTTTTTCTGATTGGAGTTACTGGACCACAAACGCTGGATCCACATATATTAGAGTTGAAATATCTGAATTAGACACAGATGAACTCCAATCAATAACAGTAGGAGACGAATTATATCAATTCGGTAATACAGTAATAACTACTAGCGCAGAGCCATTACCCGATATCAGACAATCTACATTTGCTGGAAAAGTTATGAGTAAATCTGACAATACTATAGAACTAAAAATATTGCCAATATTTCCTAATTCAAGTCCTCCCACAACAAGTCTGGGGGATGTGATACCACTGTTTTCTCCTACTATAAAATATTTTTACGATCAAATAGGACAATTAAAAAATTTAAATAAACTATTTCCTTTATATAAAACAACATCTACTAAAATAAAATTAAATGATTCTACTATTGAATATAAACCCCAAGAAATACAATTAGCCCCAAATACTCAAAATAATAATCCGGGTAACGAACTTATAAAGGAATTACAACATAAAGTTACATTTTTTCCACCAGAAAACCCAGGAAACCCTTCTCGTTTAACATTAAGTCCATTAGATTTAGGAGATAATGCTAGAAAATTTAGCAACACGCAACAAGTATTACGGCCTAAGTATTCTAAGTACAGATATTATGATTGGATAGATCAGGAAGTTCGAGGAAGTATCGAACAAACTATTATAAGTGGATTTTTTGGAAATTTATTTATAAATGCAAATAATAAACTTTCAATTCCTTTGGGAGGTTATGTCCAAGAAACAACTGAGACGAGACGTTGGTATGAACTTATAAGAATAGCAATAACTTCGTCGACGGCGGAACCGGCAATACAAAAAATAATAAACAGTTCTACACCAGAAGAACAAGCGGACCCAAGTATACAGTGGATACGAGACGGGGACGGTCAAATAATAGATTTTGCTCCTTTAATATTACTAAGAGACGTAAACCTGATTTCAGGAGATCAAGTAAATGATCAATTTGCTATATTTATAGATGAAGATAAAAAACTACATGCTTTAGTGGATAGACAGAGTGCCGGACTTGGTGCTTCATCCATCATGACTCTTCATTATTTTTCTCCTGAATGGTTTGCACAATCAGGAGTTCTAATAGACGAAAACGGCCCAGTAGACAATCCTCCAGAGGATGGATTTGTAAAAGTCGTAGCAGTTGGTGGCCACACAACGCAAGAATTTGATAAAGTCCTAATGGTATGTTGGTTATTGCACAAATCTGGAAAATTATATGGAGTAGATATTGGACCAAGTATTTTCAAGAGTGATAACACACTTAAAAATATTAAGGATCCGGATTTTTATAAAATAGAAGATATGGTTATTGCAAATAACATTCATGCATGTGGATTGCCTGGGCTTCGTGCAGTAGCCGAGACCGCCACCTTTAAAGATCTATCAACTGAAGCTGCTGGAATACAGGCAAATCCACCATCAATAGATTTAAAAAAATATATTAAATATTGTTTAAATTTAATACCTAAAATTAATGAAGTTAGATGTCCTGTCATAGATATAGTTGGCGGTTATAGAAATCATACCGGATTGTTTCTATGCGCACTTCCAGAAGAAAACCCATCACCTCAACCAATCAACGGAGTAAATCAAAAAATTCAATTTATTTTTCCATCTATAGAATTTTCAAATATGAAAATGGCACTTTATGATAAACTTAAAAAATGGAATAGTTCTATTCAATCAGATGGAACTTGGACTTATACACTAAACCAGGAGTTTGATTCAAATTTATATGATAAATTGTTTAAAACAAAAATTAATAATTCTATAGTATATCTTCCGCCAAGGTGTTATGGATTAAGATCATATTTACCACAATTTTGGATTTTAACAAATAACGGCATATTTGCTACTACATCTGTTGGATAATTTTAATAAATATAGGATTATATGAAACAAATATCAAGTTTACCTGGATGGACCAAAAGCGAAGAATCTACATGGAAAAAGGGTACATTTGGCTTTGGAATAACTTTTCAAACTCAGAATATTGCAGAAATAAATAAACAAATAGCTGATAAAAAATTTACTTTTTCGGTAAAAATACCAGAAAGTAACACGCTCACTACTGATCTACTATTAGGAGAACCAGATATTGTGTTGAATTATGCTGGTGGACCATTCTTATCAAATATATACAACCAGTGGACTTTCGACGAACCGCCTCAATTTTTTATGAATATTAATATATTCGGTTCTGTTAAATCTAATAATATCTGTTTAACAATGAAGGATACGGTAACAAATTTATTTTATATTACAACATCATCTACGAATTCATCCGATACCTCGTCTATTTTTCCTAGTATGCTTCCAGTAGATAATACCTTTATTATAGAAAATATTGAAATATCAAAGTTTAATACTCAATTAAAATTTCAAAATCAACCAGTATTTGTCATAGGTAATGGATCAAACTTTAGTTCGGTACTACCAACCGATAGTATATTGTTTGATATAGGAAGTGACGATTTTCCTGTATTTTTGGTATCTAAAGATATACAGAACTCCAATAGAATATTTATTGAAACAGAATCAGAACTCAGTCCAGAACAAGATCAGTTTAATGCCGAGATAAATGATATTTCTAATCCAATTTTACATATGGACAGTATTGCATCCACTGATTTTAATAGAACTGTTCGTTCTGTAGTTATTTATTATAAAGAAGCTGGTATGCCTAAACTTAAATTTTTACGAACAGATTCTGGTAGTGGTTCGGTTCCTCCGAGCTTTCAGATGGACAATATATCTGGGGCAATAGATGATGTAACAGATGTATTTTTACTTAAAAATCAAAGTGATGCGGATTATCGGATTTATCTAAAAAATAACAGCACATGTCAAATATTTATTAAAAACTCACAAAGCCAGTGGGTGGTGCAGTCGACGGTGCCTAATAATAATAAATTATTAAAAATGAATAATCGAGTTATATTAAATCAAGATACAGGTAATAATCTCACTGTGTTTAAAACATTCGATCAGCCCGCGGCCGCCGTGACTCCTTATTTAGAAAAAATAAATGAATTTATTCAAACGTTTGATACTATTGATAAAATTGTATCAATAGGAGACGGAACGGGCTCGGCGGCCATTCCAAAAATTGCAATATTGGCATCCAAAGTTACAAATCAGGCATCTAATGTACCATGTCTTTTGTTATTTAATATAGACTTTCCAGATCTTCCTGTTCCTGCGTCTGTCGGTATCTGGAATATGAATACTGGGTTTATAGACAGAACGAAATCAGATTTTTGTATAATACAATCAACAATAGAAAAAAATAATGAAGAAGAATTCATTCTTAAATTAAACACTCTGAATAGATCTAAAATTCACTCATATAATTCTAATAATTTTTCATTTGAATTAGAATACGATAAAAATAAACACAATATAGGCTATCATCATATTTGGAACGGTAATATAGCCAAATCAGCTGCCCATAGATACGGTTTAAGTCCATTTAAATATCCAACAATAAACGAATTAAAAAGTTTGCCTTATAACCTTAAGTTTCCTGATGATTTTAATTATTATAGTTTTTTAGGCAATACCTACGATGTTGGAAATACTTCAGATATTAGAGAGTCTGACGGAAATATAGGCAGTAAACTTCCAGAAAATTTGAAATTTTATAAAAATTTTATCAATAATTCTCATATTATAAATTATATTGCATATTCTGCTATAACAGGAGAGAATGTAATACATCCAATAGTAATAAATTCTGATCAATCTATTTCAATGAATCCATTATATAGTTTTAAAAATAAAAAATATGGCGAGACCGATTCACAATACAACACTGTAATGTTAATGTCTATTGGAAATTCAAAAAAACTAGATAATCCTTTTATTTGGTTTGAATCTAATGCCATGGGTCTAATAGGAATACGTCAAGAAGGTAATATATTTACTAATGGCGATCGCACAGATGAGTTAGATCATTATAACAACCAATCGCTTTGGATGGGAATATTTCCAGATGTGATTAAAGTAGAAGATACTCAAGAAAAATCTTTTAACGATCTGGCACCTTCAATTTGGAATTTTGATAAATTAAATTCAGTAGAAATGGGAGATTATTTAGAAGATAACGAACTTTAACATAAATTATAATATATGACACTCAACTGGTTAAATCTTCCTGATAATATCAAATCAGCACTTCCGTATGACGCACAAGTTCCTCAAGTTGTGCCGGATACAAATAATTATCTTGCCACAAATCGATTTTTATTCAATATAAAACGAGCTCCTGCTTTAAATTACTTTTGTCAACGAGTTAATTTGCCTGGAATTCAATTTGGAACCAGTCTTCAAACTTCTCAAACTGGAATTGCTCCTATACGAAGACCTGGTACTCAATATCAACAAGATGATTTAGATATCGGATTTCTAGTAGACGAAAATATGAAAAACTGGTTAGAAATTTTAAATTGGATGAAACAGGCAGGAAGCTACAATAAAACATACGAAACTGTAAAGGAAGATCATAAAGTTTCTGATGCATTTTTGCTTATAATGAACAGTGCCCTGAAACCTATAGCATCTGCATCTTTTTATGATGTTTTTCCTACTTCAATAAGTCCTGTAAATTTTGATTCTTCTGTGGCAGATTCTGAACCAGTTCTGGCACAGGCTACTTTTAGTTACAGTTGGTATGATATTAAAGCCCTGGCTTGAATTTTGATTCATTTTGTGATATAATTTTTGTATGCGAATAGAAGAAATACGTAAAATGATTGATCTAGACGTTCAAATAGATCAATCTGCATTAAACAACGAGGCATCTAAAATTCCTCAACTTCATAACAAGTATCTGTGTATTCATACTGATGAGAAACTTGTTCTAACAAAATTAGAAAATGATTTGAGAATATTGTTGCGAGACAAATGGTTGTATTATTCGGGCAAGATGTCACAAGAACAATTGACTCAACGAGGATGGGAACAATTTGATTTAAATCTTCTCAGAACTGATCTGGATCGTTTTATTCATGCAGATCCTGATGTTGTTCAAATGGAATCCAAATGTGTAATGCAACGAGAAAAAGTAAATTATCTGGAACAAGTAGTCAAGTTAATTTCAAATAAAATTTGGAATATTCGAGCTGCTCTAGATTGGATACGATTCACACAAGGAATATGATTCAAATAACTGAAATAGATTCGGTATATCTGAAAATAGACTGTGAACGAGGTATAGCAAAAGAACTCAGTTCATATTTTACTTTCAGAGTACCTAATTTTCAGTACACTCCTGCATTTAAAAACAGACTATGGGACGGTAAAATTAGATTGTTCAATATGATCAACGGTTATTTGTATCGAGGCCTATTAGATCATCTTTTACTGTTTCTTCGAGAACGAAATTACGGTGCAGAATATCATCCAAAATATTCAACAGAAACTCCAACGACTGAAGATCTAGAACAGTTTATTGACGGATTATCTGTATTCTCTGGAGGAAAATC